GTAATCACAGGCGTTATAACTACAGCGATGATTATAGTTGTCCCAATGGTCTTCGGGATTATGATCTGAACCAACAAGGGCTAGCTTAATTGCTAGCCCTTTTTTTTATGCGTATTTCCATATTCCACCCTTTAGACCTAGCCTGATGCGGTTGCTAATTGCTGTTGCTCCTACGCCTTCCGACTCAGCTGCTTCATTAACTGTCGGCCAAACTTGCCCCGTGGCAGTGTTGATGACCGCCTTGGCGTGACCGTTGCTCCCTCCTGTATGGCTCGCACCAATCTTAGCTTTGTGCTCTTCAGATAGTGGTACTCCTAGATTCTTAACCTTATTGCTAGCACCAATCTTCGCGCGAGTTTCAGCGCTGAGAGTTTTACCCTGATTACTCGCGCTAATCTTCGCGCGAGTTTCATCAGTAACAACAATAGCTCTACCCCATTTAGCAACCAAGTTTGTAACCAATCCTCCCTCAGACACCTTTCGAACAACTTATACATCAAGTTGGTATCCGCAGGGCTACCCCGATAGCTATCAGTCTCAGGAGTAACGCCCTCCTTCAACTTACGGCTACCGAAGTACATTGATCCCGTGGGATTATGCGTCGTCTTGTATATGTATCCTCTCATTACTCCTCTCCATTATCATACTTCTTGATGATGCTTCTCAACATCCACTTATATACCTCGTAGAGCATGAACATAACTCCGTAAGCGATTATAATCTCAACCACCGGCATATCAACATCAGTGAAGTACTCTGTGATGATGCAGCCAAACGCCAAGAATATCATAACATTCTGTGTGGTGTCGCCTATCAACTTCTTGACAACTCCAAAGCTCATCCAAATTTTCATGTTGATCGCGTCCATCATTGTGTTGTTTCCATTTTCCATTTCATTCTCCCTTAAAAGATTAATCCAAGTGCAGCTATCACAGCAAAACCAAACATTGACCCAACGATTTGCAAAGCAAATATAGTGCTCATTTTATGCTCCTTTAAAAGCATTGATTAACAACCCAATCACACTAAAACCAGCTATGATCCCAAAACCAATGATATTGAACCAAATCAACGCGCCCAATATCCACATTAGTATCTCACCAAACATATCATTCTCCTATTGCCCCCTTTCGGGGGCGGTTGCTTTAGATCCCTTCGAGGTATGAGTCTTGCGTGTTAGCCCATTTTTTTGCATCTTTAAGATAGGTGAATGAGCCTGATTCTTCAGTAAATTGGCCATACATGCAAGCGGTAACGTAATACTTGTTTTCAATCTTTTCGATTTGGTAAACGGTCTCACAGTTACCTTGAGCCTTCCAAAGTGTTATCCAAGGTTGATGAGTTTTAGTAAATCTTAACATTTTATTTCTCCTGTTAATAACCAGACCGTCGCTCGACGGTTTCGCCTGAATTTCACAGGCTCATCAGTGGTCTATACCAGCCCAAGGCCTAAAGCTACGATCTTGGTGGCAATCTCAGCCATATTCATCTCAGAAAGCATGATCACGATGTAGGGGACAGCAGCTAAACCAGCGATCGTTGCGAAGAGCATCGTTTTTTCTTTCAAGTTAGTCATGTTGTTTTCTCAGTTTCATCTAATCAGTATTGATTCGATAAGTAGCATTCTAAGTCGCGAATTGATATACGCATAATCATTTCATGCCAAATAGTAATCATTTTGATTACAAATGCCCAGAAACAAAAAAAAGGGCCTACTATTGTAGGCCCCTAATAGCTCTAAGGTCTCCTCTATCGCGCTCTATCTAACGATAGATTAGACCTGAGTGGTAAGTCATCCTGTGCTGCCGAATCCCCCAGATCCTCTCTCTGATTGTCTAGTGTCAAATAAGGACTCAGATTCCTCTAATCCTTCCAAACCTACAGGCATAAGTATGAACTGTAGGATCTTCTGTCCAGGCTCGATCAATACATCGTCGCATGACGTATTAATCAGACTCAAATGAACCTCCCCCTCGTAACCGGAATCTACAACGCAGGCACCAGCAACTAGACCTGTTTTCGTTGCAACTCCAGACTTGTTGAATGCAATCAAAGCATAACCCTTAGGAACCTCAACCTTAATACCGCTTGGGATATTGATCCGGCAAGTAGGCTCCAACTCTTCGGGTACGAAATCGTAAGGCACAAAGAAGTCTATACCTGCGTCGTGCTCATGCGCTCTAGTCGGAGACTCCACGTCCCGAATCTTCTTGAATCTCATCCTCTCTCCTCCCCGTTGTATAGGTCCTCAAGACCCTGCAAATATCCGCATGTGTCTACCAAGTTATCCCGCTTGTGATGGTAAGACTCCCTGGAAAGCTTCAAGGCTATCAATGCCTTGTACATTACGTCCACATCAACATCTAACCCTGTCATACCGTTGAAGATTAGGGTTGCTCGACCCATGCTTTCACTGAATGGACCGTATGGCCTCTCGTTGCTGCCAGTATGGTCTGTCTTGCGATGGACAACAATGTCAGCTGCCTCGTCTAGTATAGTTTTCATGATATGCTCACTCCCGTTTGTTTGAACTCTTCTAACATCCCTAACACCTCAGTTTTACTATGTTTACCGCTGATCCCGTAGTCGAACATGTTGACATCCGAGTTGATACGGTACTTCTTGCCCTCGCTCTTATGCCAAGGAGAACTTAGCAGTCGATAATGTCTCTCGTACATATGGTAAGAGTTGACATTGAACGTAACTGAACCAAGCTTTATAAATGGATTGTCTTTAAGCAACTCTTGACGCATCATCTGCAAAATAATAGCTGCAGCGAAGAAGTCGTTAGCCATACCAAAGATGGCATCCTGAGATCTCATGTTCCACTGCAGGTTGACCTTTCCATTGCGAATCATGAACTGTATAAATCCGGTGCATGGGTAGTCGCGACTGTTCTTACCTATGTGGTCAGAATCTAGTATGGGCATGACTGCCCTTCGTGTATCTGGGTTGCTTGACAACTCCTTGGCAGTCTTGCCCCAAAGCTCGGAGAAAACGTATTGGCCGTAGTTGGACTCAACCTCGTTACTACTGTCTCTGATCTGTCCCCAGATCTTAGCAAACTCTGGCATGGATCCCACGTTTCTATCACGACCTAGATAGAACATAAACTCTACAAGAGCGTAATCACTCGAGAATTTGCGCTCTGGACATGTTATCTCCAGCTTGGTCGGATCGGCCAAAGTCATAGACGTATTTAAAACCTCAATCGTGTTGCCCACCCTCTCGCCACGGTCTCTCAGTAGTTGCAAGCTCTCCTGATGGACCATATTCATGTTCCTTAGTTTCTTCATAATTGCTCCTCAAATTCAATAGTGTAACCACGTCCGTCTAGATACTCGTAGACCTTTGATTTACTCCAGGCTACGTATTCTAACACGTTTTTATCCCCAAAGGACCAGTATATCTCGAAAGGTCCCCCCTTGCTAAACTTGACCAACCACTTAACTTGCATTTGTGCTCCCATTGTTTTCACCTCCTATAAAATATAAAAATCACGCTAAGTTGTTGTTTTAATGCAGATAGTTCAATCGACCAGCCTCGACAAGCCACTTGATAGCTGCATCTTCTAGCTCTGGGACAGTGGCAAACTCTCGGTCGTCGCAATGCATATAGGTCTTCTCATCGTCAGCCAAGAGGAAGCGCCAGCGAGCTGGAACCTCCCCCTTTAAGGCTACATTGAATCTCTCCACTCTAATTCCTGTGTCGCCAATGCGACCAAGATTGAAGCCAGATCCTTTACCCCACTCTATATGCATCATTCCTCGAGATCCTTTAGTAGTAGGTCAATGTAATGCCTAGCCTTGTTTAGGTCCTCTAGAGCTGTCCCTTTGTGCTTATATCTGCAGATATACTTAATTACATTGCCAGCAGCAAAGTTCATGTCGTGGCTCTGGATGAACTTGATTGGCTCTATGCCCTCACTGTAATGTTTTGGAGTTGTACTATGAGCACCAGCAATCAAATCATACCTACCTAACTTCTTCAACTCCTCATCCCAACCGTCACTATCTTCCATCGTTTCCTCCTTGCTCTGCGATTGTCATTAGTTGGTAAACCATCTCCTTAAGTACGTTAACATCTTCCTCAAGATCCTTGATTCTTTTCATCATCTCAGTCTTGTGGATACCGTCTTTATGGTAAGAATACCCGTCTAAGTTAGCACCGCTCATATCTCACACTCCCCCGCACTGCATGCGAACTCTGTCTCCTTATCTTGAGACTCATTAATGCTATCCCAGTTGATCTCGCCAACCTTAGGATAGTTCCTCACTTCATCTTTAGTGCAGCGTTCGTATGGCGCCTCGACATACGTATGACTATCATCCTCCTTAGGTAGGAAGGATAGCCCACTGGCTACGTCAAAGTTTTCCCACATCCACGCTCCAACTGAAGGCCACTCGTTTTCGGCAATACTAATAGTTACTGAGGCCTTGTGCTCACACCAGTTGACAGTGAACTTCTTCCACATCTCCATATGATCTATAGCACTTACCTTGTCGCCGCATACTGACCCTTTAGGAGCACTCTTAACGAAAGTAAACGACCATGCGTCCGAGTTGTAGGGATCTGTGACATGAGGAACTCCAGCTGCAATCAATGCATCTGATATAGGGTCCTTCTTATCGTTCCTAACTCGCCTGTAGTATGTGCCAGAACCATAACGCGGATGGATACCACTGCTGCTATCAACCAATTGGGACACGCTACCGCTAGGTTTCACGCATGTTACAGACGCAGACTGGTTAATACCTAACTTCTTAGCCCAAGTCTTGTTAATACTAATAGCATAGTCTCTAAGCTCTCTCAACTGCTCAGGAGTTGACCTAATCAGGAATGGACAGTCGTATATTCCAGTGAAGGATACACCGAGCAGTCGCTCCTCTTCAGCGTTCTTTCTCCACCCAGACGAGAGATACCTGAAATCAGTCAATGTAGACTGTAGGGTTCCAAGTATAGTGGCAAACTTAATCTTGCGCTTGAGTGAATCCATGTCGTCATCTTTCCTAGCGACTACCTCACTCAAATTGCAGAGTCCACGGGAACGCAACAGAATTTCGCTGCATGGATTAGTGCCGAACTCATGATCTTGATCCCTTCTCTCAGGCATCATGTTCCTAGCAGCTTGGCGATTGAATACTCCTCGCTCGCCAGACTTTGACTCGTAGATATTCTGCCACTCAGACATCCATGCTGATACGTCTGGAGTTTCTGTATATACCACACTATTGTTTGCTAACGCTCTCTGCCCGTCTAACTCCCACCATTGGCCGCTTTTGGCCTTAGCCATACGCTGATCAGACAGGTTACTTAGACTGATCATGGCGGCTCTCCTAACGCCTCCAACAACTACTGATGCGGCAATATGGCACATCACGTCATGGCATTGTATAGACGTCAATCTAGTACCAGATGCACTCTTGATCACAGCAGTAACGTCCTTGAGAACCTTCTCAAGGGGATCAGGACCGCTTGCTCTACCACCGAAAGTTTTTAGAGGTGCACCTGCAGGTCGCACTTTGCTGAAATCATGTTTAGGCAGCTGACCAGAATAGACTAACGCTATAGTCTCCTTAAGCGCCTTCGCCCAACCGATCTTGCTGTCAGCAACAGTAATCACAACGTCAGAGTCGTAGAACTCCTCGGCAACCACAGGCAGATTGGCAATTGACTGCCGCTCGACGCTGAATCCCACACCTGTTCCACATAGAAGTAAATAAAATGCTTCATCAAATGCTCTGAGGCTATCAACCGCTAAGTAACTACAATTGTATCCAGCAGCGTTATCCCTCTCGAGAGCTGGACCAGCGGTCATAAGTGCTCTCATGCTAGGCATCACCTCATGGAAATATATAGCCTCGTATAGCTCTTGATAGATTGGCTTTATCTCTCCTGGGAATTTATCTTCAAAGAACATCAAGTACCGATCGATTGTCTCCTCCCAATCCTCTCGTCTACCCTCTTCGCTCATCCATCTTGCATAGCGAGACTTGAATATGAATTGCTGGTATGGGTCAAGTTTCATTCCAGAGCCTGTCATTGATTCCACCCTCCTGCTGGGTTCTGCTCCGTCAAGACATCTGAAGGAAAAGTAGGCTCTGGGTTTGGGACAAACGCTCGACCTTCCGTGCTAATCCCTGACCAAATCAAGCAAGCTTCTCCGTCAGTCTTGTGTACCACAAACGACATACTTGTTCCAGACTCGTTAGTATAGAGCAACCACTGGTTGCCTGTGTCTAACCAACCTGCTACCAATGCAATCTCTCCATGCACTTCAAGCAATGTGTCTCGCATTTCTATTGGAGTTGCGCAAGCCAGAAAGAATGGCACGGTCTTGGTGTTAAAATTGCTTGGAGCTTGTTGAGCATAAGCAACACCTGATCCACTATAAAGGGACCAACCAGCTAACACTCCCAAGATAATTAACACAAACACCATTCCAGCTGCAGTCCCATATCTAATGAATAATTCATATAACTTGTCTTTCATATTTATACCTTAAGTTGTAGGGGCGACCGAAGCCGCCCCTGGTAATTGCTAACCTGCCAGATCTTTCCAATGCTCAGATGAAGTCCAAGGCTCATCTACTGAGTCGATTGGCGGGTAAATCTTACTCTGCTCCTTGAGAGAAAGCCGCCAAATACAGTTGCGTGAATGCTCTGGAAACAGCGGGGCAAACACGGTTGCTAAGTAGTTGGAATCATAGTACAGCTTGAGCCTGTCCATTAGATCTAACTCCTCCTCAGTCATAAAGGGCTTGATATCTCGCTGTGAAGCGAATGTCCCAAACCGAGCATCGATGTTAAAGCCCACAGATTCTATAGCTGCTCCAAGAGCTCCATGCTTCATCTCGTTGACATGGTTACCTGCAGCTCCCTGTCTTGGACACCAGTTAGGAGTGCTAATAAAGGCAACAGAGTCCTTGTCTTCGCTGTCTAGTAGATTGTATATAGACTTCAGCATCCTGAGGCTATGCTCAGGCTCTACATGTTCAAGCACCTCAAAACATGTGATCACGTTCGGAGTGATCTCAAGCTCGTCAACGTTGCATATGTCAGTCTCTGGCATAAGCTTGGTTGGTTTCCAGCTTGCGTTATCAAACATGCTCGGCATCTCCAACTTAGACACATCAACCGCAGTGTAAGATTTGGGTGCCATACGGTTTACGTACAGGGTTTTAGCCAGAGGCAGTTCCTTGCCTGGACCTATATCAAGGATATTAGCCTCCTTGTATCGACTCTTGATGCCTAGCTGCTTAGCGACGTGACTCCATCGCAAGCAATGAGCAATATAGTCTCGATGTAAGATGCCACGCTCCTCAGCCTTATCTAAAGATAAGAATGTCTTGTCAATTGATTTTCCACTTTTATTAGCCATACCTTTTTCTCCCTTATATTATGTTGTTAGTCTTTATTTAACTCTTCAATTTCTTCATCAGAAAGCCGCTTGTGGATGACGTCACCGTTGTCGTTAGTTTCAATCCTGTAAGTGACTGGCTTCATCTCGTAAACTGTGTATATACCGTCCTCAGGTTGGCAAGCAATCTTAACGTCTCGCTCAAGGCGATCAAACCAACCATCAACTGATTTAGTCCCCTGTGGGAACATAAGATCAAAAAAGCGATCAAATGCCCTAGCATTTTTATTAGTTAGCATCATTCCTGTTTTCTCCTATATTAAATGGCGACTGTTTCATAGGTTGTCGCTTAACCTCTTGCTCCCTTCGTTTGGTATCACGGGCTCTCGCCCGATCAACCATAGCACCCATAAAGCTTTTAGAAAGGTAGTTCATCGTCCAGCTCTTCGTCTGATCGTGGCTCGTACCCTTCTGGTAGATCGCCGAAGTCCATGTCAGAACCACCAGACTTAAGCACCTGAATACCCCCAAGATACGTAGTCACTCCACCACCTTGCATCTCATAGTGGGCAAAAGTTACCTTCGCTCTCGCCTCATCTCCGTGAGAGACATTACCAAGGGGTACATCCTTATTGCTCGTATCGATAGCCTTGACCCAATCAATGTTTGTGGTCTTGGCTTTGATAGCAAACATGCCGGTATCGTACTCCCCAGTCATCTCCTTAAGTGGAGACTTACCCTTACCACCTCCAGCTGAACGAATAGCCTCCTCAAGAGGCTTGACGTCCTCAGGCTTGAACATCAGCGTTATAGCGTACTTCCCAGTATCTACTCCGCCAATTACCTCTGTTGACGTAAGGTTAGGGAATCGCACTGATGCTACTGGTGTGATCATCGTTACTTTTTCCATATTATGCTCCTTGCTCCTTTTTGATTACTTTAGTTGCTCTCTCCTCAAGCAGAGAGAATGGTACCATCATCAGCACAGACTCGTAAGCATAAGATTTGGGCTCAAATTCTCCAGACGCTATAATCTCATTTATAATGTCTACATGAACTGTCACCCAGTCTTCTGCTCGCTCCCAAGTTACGTATCGATCTCTAATAGCATTTGGGGTCGACCAACCTTTGAACCCATAGTTATTCTTGATCTCTATGTATGCTTGATCTGTGAATTTGCGATTAGGGTTAAAGCTCTTGACGTCAGTATATATCTTGCCAAAACCCATATCTACTATCATATCGAAGTGTAGATACATATCCTCCTCTTGTGTCGCATGTCTTATTACTTCGACATCAGAGTGGTTGGCAAACTCTCGCTCCGCTTTGTCCCCGATCTCCTTTCTTTTGGCGCTAAATCTCATGTTATTAACTCCTATACTATATAGCTTTGTCGCTAAGTTGTTGATATTGCTTGCAAAATGACTTAAAAGCACAGTATGATTCGCATCGGGTATAGATCGACGGTCGCTCGACAACATAGTCCTCAACCTCTCCGTTCTTACCTATCCACTCCTCGGCTTCTTCAGCGCTATTAAGTAATCTTCTAGCAGACTTGCGGCCTTTTCGCATTACAGCAAAACTTCCAGGCCTTTTCCAACGCTCCGAATCGGAGCATAACTTCTCACCCTCGCCAAAGTGGGCTTCCAGTCTAGACTTGATATACTCCTCAGCAACTTCAGGATTCCATAGAGGTATATTAACCACGGAAACCGGAGCTGTAGGGTACTTCGCGTCCTTGTCAGATTTCATCTTTGACCAATCCTTGACTACAGCAACGATCTTGACAGCGTCAACCTCATATCCACTGCGTCTCATTAGCGCAGCACAGACGTTGAGTTGATTCTCCCATTGCGTGAAGTCGCCCTTGACTATCTTAAAAGATCCGCAGGTCTTTATATCGTAAAGAGTCCTGCTGGATATCTCGTAAGCGTCAATCTGAGCGGCAACAAGCTTACCCTCGATCTCATGGACGTATCTTTTCTCCATGATGATATCCGCGTTAGCTTTGTTTGCATCCTCAAATACTGAGTGAGCAGCTGTTCCAAACGCTGCCCAAACCCTATTAGAGCTATCCTCAACCACATCTCTACCGTGCTCTTTCCACATCTGAGCGATTTGAGGCGAGTCAATAAGCTTTGTAGCGCTTATGTCGAACCTAATACCGTCCCTGTTGTAGTTGTTGTATGTCAAGCCCTTATGTACAAAATCAGGTAGATTTAAATCATTAGTAAACTCCATTCTTTGCTCCCTTGTTTAGTTTTGATACGTTCTCCAAGAACCACTCAGCATCCACTACAGCTAAAGGTGCACATCGGTTCCTCTTGATTATCAACATGGGGTTTAGCCCACCTGAATTAGATTCGGACTGCTCCCAAGCATTCCAAACGTTGATTCTTTCGGAGTTCTTGCACTCCACAGCAAAAGGAAACAACTTTTTAGCCTCTTGCGACAACTGAACGTCCATTCCTCCGGCTCCCATGGATGTAGATCTAACATCGTCAATGGTCAACGACGGGAATGTCTCCAACACCTGATCTCGCACCCATTGTTGTAACCGTCGGCCTTTACCCTTTGCGCTGCTTGTCTTCATCCCTCTCTTCCTTGAATTGTTGTAATGTTAGACCCTCTTTCTCGTGAAAGACTTTGGCCCATGTTTTGCCACTAGGTGCTTCCTGGTGCATACGCTTCCAGCAGAATCTAGCGAAGTGCAATCTCCTGTCCTCCTGCAGAAGGTCAAATGCTTCCTGCGCCTCTTCATCCCAATTACCACCCTCTATATGCATTATTGGTCGGTCCACCCGTATCCTCCGTCATTTGTCTGATCTCCTCAAAAGCCATGGGCTGAACTCCCTGCTTAGTGCTCCATCTCATAGGGTCCTTACCGTAATAAAGACTGATTCGGCCAACCCAAGCGCTACCATGTCTTTGCTTGCTAACATGCAAGAAGGTATCTGGAGCGTTGACCCACTCCTGTCTATCGCTGGAATCCAACTCCTGCATCATCTTCTCCTTTAGCTCAAACCTCTCCACGAGAATAACGTTGTCTGCCAAGTCGGTAATCTGACTCGCTCCACGTACAGCGTAGCGGTTTGGCTTTTCACCCTGAGCAGGCTTGCGTTGGTGCGCAACTAACCATATATGAGTCTCTGTCACCCTTGCAACCTCGACCAACCTAGCCATAAGGTCAGATGTCGCATCGTTATCAGCTGATCCGCGACCGTTTAACCTGAGAACTGTGAGGTTATCTATAATTGTGCCAGTGATTCCATGCTCCTGAGCTGCCCAGTGGATTATATTAGCCACCCTATCAGCCTCAACCATACCTACCACGTCAAGTATAAGCATGCGATTGCCAAGGAATGCTAGAGCTGCCCCAACTTCAGGAGGCGTTATATCTCTAGGCATCTTGCCTACAATCTGCTGGACAATACGAGCTAGATTAATCCGCGGGCTGAATTCGGGACTTATGAGAAGATACTTCTCGTCTCTGTCGCTGAATAGATTGTCTGGCCTAATCAGGTTAGTCATTATCTGAGTCATGATTGCCGATTTACCAGCAAAGTTTTGACCTGCTATGACAGTCAACTCTCCAGGTCTAATCCTAAATTCATGGCTACCACTAAAGGGTAACCAACCACCCTTGGAGTTGGGATCGCTTTCGAAGTGCTCAATGAGCGCAGATGTATAATCTGTAGGACTCTTGAGCATCTCTAATCCCTCTGGGTCTGGAACCACGTCAGGAATATCTATGAAAAGCTCTTCCTCTAGAGTTTTCACGAGAATACCAACGCGATCAGCCCAAATAAAGTCTTAGCTATGCCAAAACCTACCCAAAGCGCGAATCCTATGGCTACGTATACCGCCATTGTTGGCCAGAAGCCGAATCGATTAACGCTGTCAACTGGTGAATTTTCTTTATCTTCCATTGTATGCTCCTATCGTAATGCGTCTCTCAACGCGCTATCGTTACTGTTACTAGTCTCGTCCATCCATCTCCAACCGTTTAGCCAAGTGGCAGCGTGAGGTATAAATTGCTGGTCATCAGCGAACGACTGTCGCTTGACTGCCTTGACTATATCCTCACTGATCTCTTCGCAGTTGTTCTTGATCCAAGCTTTGTAAGCAGCACCTTTCGAAACTTTTCTAGGGTATGCCACCCAAAATGCCTGAAAACCCTCCGGAAGCGAATTTCTATTCATGATTTTCCTCCTCGAACTCAGGAAACTTGTGCTTCATTACACGATCGCAAACCTCATCGTAAGACCAATCATGATAGATCAGTCCGTCTATAACTATTGTCAGCAACTGAACAAGAGTTAGCTGCCTGGGAATTCTATACTCATCGCTGTCCACTTGCATCGCTATCACATGCTTGACCGCATTATCCATGGCGGCTTTCCAGACCTGATCCCAATCCGCTTCAGTACGCGGCACATCTGAATCGTTGGCAAAGTTATAGTGCGCCAATGCACTATCCACACCGTTATTCTCCATCATCTAGCTCCTTAGCTTTCTCAGCAATATCTATGTCAAACTCTAAACCGCTACGCATCATGTCTGGCTCCCACTCCATGCCCTGCATCAGTATGTCTGATAGGTTGCGCCAAACGAAGTACGTGGTAGCGCTATCATACTCAACAGCAGCAAGAATATCTCCAAGAATGTTCTGTGCAATCTTCATCTTCAAGTCCAGATGCTCGTCCTCCTTCTTCTCCAAATACTCCTCCATCTGAATAACGCTCATTAATATCTCCTTGTTGTAGTTTTTTCTAACCCCTTAATTAATATAGTTTTACCCCTAAACTGTTGTTTTAAATACTTGTTTAAATAGGTGGCTACCTTCATTCCGGTAGGGCGCCCAATGGGTCTTAACAACTGTGATCTCCAGTCTTTAGACTGCCACCTGTTTGTCCGGGCTGTCGCTTAGCGAATCAGCCCTATAGCTTTCATCATCTACCACCTCCTCAATCTTTTTTCCGTGTTTAAATATTGGCGGTAAGACAGTGACCACGCGCAACGAGGCGGCCCTGCTCAACGTGAGTTGATCGACAGACTATTTTACAGCCACTGCCTTACCTAATTGGCGGACCGGACGGGACTCGAACCCGCAACTTCTGCCGTGACAGGGCAGTGCTCTAACCAATTGAACTACCGGTCCATAATTTCTACTTATATCTCCTCTCGAAATACTCATTAAATCGTGTAGTTAGACATCCATTACTCTTCAGTCGTACTCTGCACCATGCATCCCAAGCCTTACCCAGATTCACAGCGTCAGCGGGATAGATCTTGTATCCCTCGTTCAAAGCCACCTCACAGAACTCTTCAAATGTTACTGGCATACTCATCTCATCTCCCCTTGTCGTATTGTTTTCTCATTATAGCCCATTCTATCACCCTTTTAGCACTTGCTGGAAACTCCTGCTCCTCCATGAGGTTGATAGCATGCCAAGCAGCATCCTCGCCATTGAACTTCTGAGTCAGTATCAGACTCGCATCCACTATTGACTGTCTAGCCTTAGTGTTCTTGCCAGGGTTCTTATCGAGCCACTCGTTGAG